GATCGTGCCGACCGGATCGGCCTGCGGAAAAAGCGATGTCGTGTCGCAAAGCAGGAAGTTTTGGCGGGCGCCATCCAGCTTTCGGATCAGCGCCGCCGCTCTGGACGGCGGCGCCAGCTCGGCTTGCCAGAGCGTGCCGCTGGCCACACCGGAGAACTCGTCATTGCGCTGGATGTCGAAGCGCGTCGCCGCGATCACAAGCCGGTCGTAAATCGCGGAAAGGGCGAGAGCGGGCACTAGCGCCTCCTCGGATTTGCGTTGATCTGCTGGACGCGGTCGGGCAGCACCAGGTCATAGGCATTGACCGTGTTTTGCGCCGCCGCACTGCCTTCCGTCCGGGCAACGTTCTTGACGTAGGCGCTCAGCCGGCCGTTATCGTCGACGTCGACACCGAAGGTGATGTGCATGCCGCCTTCGCCGCCGCCTTGCGCGCCCTTCAGCGATGAGTTCGGCAGCACCATCGCGCCTCGCGAAGTGCCGATGACGGGCTCCGGGCCCTTCTCGCCGACGATGCCGAAGGTGCCGGAGGGGATCAGTCCGCCTTTGGCGAAGAAGCCGGAAAACAGTGAGCTGAAGAAGTTGTCGATGCCGCCGAGGAAGCCGCCACCACCCGACTTGCCGCCGCTACCGGCACTGCCGAGCTGGAAGAGCGCGTCCAAGGCCTCGTTCATGATCTTGTCGATGACCCTGTTGAGAGCGCCGACTGCCGCATCGGCGAAGGACTTGAAAAGGCCCTTTCCGTCATTGAGCCCTTGCCTGATATCGGAGACGAAACCGCCCGCCACCTCGCGAGCGAAATCGAAGCTCTCCTGCAGCTTAGTCGTCTCGGCCTCGGCTGCCGCCATCTCGCCGGCCAGCCGCTTTAGCTCTGCGGTCTGTTGCGGCGTCAGTTTGATGTTGTCGTTGGCCGCGTCATTGAGGAGTTCCTGTTCATAGCGCAGCCGTGCTGCCGCCTCTGCGGTGAGCCCAATGGACTGCCGCTCGCGCGATTGCGCCTGGATGAACTGCTCGGCGCTGCGCACGAGGTCCTGGTACTTTTCCGCATCGGTCCTGCCGGACGCGTCGCCCCCCGACTTACCCTTCTTTTCCTTCTCTCGCTCGAGCGCGTTCTCGACCGAGTGGTCTTTGACGGCGGAGAAGAAATCGCCGAGCGGGTCACTCGCCATGATCTCGGTGATGCGAGCGTTTCGGTCGCCCCAGATTTTCGCGATTTCAGCAACTTCTTTTGCCGCGTTGCCGGCCAGGGCCTTCGCCGTGTCGCCGGCAGCGCCCTTGTGCTCGTTTTCAATGCCGGGGAGATCGACCTTGTCGATCGTGTCGAACTGCGCCCATTCCGGCAGATAGTCATTGAGCTTGTTGATGCGGTCGACGGCGCCATTAATCATCGCCTCGATCCCGTCGACCACGCGGTTCGCGGTCGAATAAACGAAGTTGCCGAGTACGGCCGGCAGGGTGGACCAGATGATCTTCACTCTTTCGAACGAATGCGCGAAATGCGTCGCGATGGTTTCGGCCACGAGCGCCACGTCGACGCCGGCCGCGTGAAAGGAATTGATGATCTCGTTGCCGGTCGTCTTGACGCCGGAGACGATAACGTCCCAGGCGGACTTGAACCACGGCCCCAGGGCGTCGATCGCCGGCTTGAGCAGGTCCATGAGGCCGTCAGCTATGGTCTGCCAGGTCGCAAGTGCCACGTCGCCGAAACCGACGGTCACGTCCTGCGCCTGGTTAACCTCGTAGGTCATGCCGGCGATCGCCGCTGCGCCAAGCGCGACGGCGGCCGTGACAAGCGGAAAGCGCGCCGCGGCGGAAACCGCCATCTTGCCGGTCTCTTTCAGCGCCCGTCCGAGACCCCCTTCGCCTGGGCCGTAGATCTGCGCCATCTGCGAGCCCTGCTGGATGGCAACCATATAAAGAGGCATGCCGGAGGCGAGCGACACGCCGACGTCGTTCAGCTGAAACAAGAGCAGCTTCTGCTGCATCGCGGCGTTTTTGGATGCCCTGGCATGCGCGTCGAGAGCGGGCGCAGCTGTCCTGGCCGCATTGGCTGCGTTGTGTGAAGCAAGGGCAGCGGCATCATCGGCGCGCGCTGCGTCCTGCGCAGCCGTCGCTGCGGCATGGTCCGCCTGCGCGATCCGCTGCGCGGCGATCACCTGCGCATAGTCAGCTTTCGCGGCCTCAAGCGAAGCAAACGTCTTCTGCTTTATAGCCGCCGCGGCGGCGAGCGCTTCCTTCGTCGCCTCGCCACCCGCCCTTGCAGATGCAAGCGCTGCGGAAGCCTTCCTGTACTCTGCCTGTGCGAGTGCAACGGAGGCCTTGCTTGCCGCCATCGCTGCCGCGTCCATTCGGTAGAGAGCCGAAGCCTCTCGCATGGCGGCGCCGGCTGCCGCACTGGATGCCTCGCCTGCGCCGCGGAGCGCGGCACCCGTCGCACGCATCCGGTCGGACAGGTTGTCCGCCTTGTCGGAGGTCTGATCGAGCTTGCCGCCCAGCTTCTCGGCGCCGCCCTCCGCCCGCTTAATACCGGCGTTGAAGCCTTTGTCATTGGTCCTGAGGTCAAGAAGTGCCTCGCCGAGCCGCTCAGACATGCTTCAACTCCCCTTCAAACGGCCGGAGGTACTTCGATCACGGCGATGCCGACCGCAGCGAGCATCTCCGGGCTTGCCTTTACGGCCTTCGTCCGGCCGCCCTCGGCGATGCGCTCGAGGCGGGACAGCGCCCGGCGCGCATCCTTCTTGTCAACCCAGCCAGAGCCGAGGCGCGCTGCGTTGATCGCCATGATTTGCTCCTGGGCCTGAAGGCGCGGCAACATGGTGCGGTAGGCCCTGACTAGCGCCGCCGGCGCTTGGCGGAGCCACCAGCCGGGATCTCCGCCGAAGAAGCGCTGGAGGCGGGGAAGCTCTTCTCCCCAGTCGACGGGGCCAGCCCCTTCATCACCTGCGCTACCGCTCCCACCGCGCCCATCTTGTCGCGCAGCAGGAGCACGGTAAAAACCTCCACCACCCGGAACTTCTGTGCGCCGGTGAGCTTTGCGAACACTTTGGGCGGAACGCCGACGAGCACCTTGCGCGCCACGGTGTCGATTAGGCTGGAAAGCTCGGCACCCTTGTCCTTGTCCTCCGAGAGCCGCTCGATCTCGCCGCCCCAGAAGGTGAAGCACTGGCTGTCGAGGATCGACAGTTCCTCCGGAGACAGGATTTCGTAAGAGGTGCCGTCGATCGCGATCTTCGGCCGCTCGATCAGCGTGTTGAGATCGAGGATAGGGTCTTTGGCCATGGAACGTTTCCTTCGCCTGGATGGATGGAAAGTGTGATGCCGAGGCGGGCGCATTCGCGCTCGATCACGGCGAGTTTTTCGCGGGCGTCCCGCGCCGCCATCCGGTGGCGGCGCTCCTCCCGCTTGTGACGGCGGGCCTCGGCATCAAGAGCGCGGGCCTCAGCCACGAGATCACGCCCGCTCATCATCAGGGCAGCGGCGCCTGGTGCTGGAGGACGAGCCGGCCGAAGCTCGTGGCCTTGCTGGCGGCCTCCGGATCGCGGAGCGCCGAAAACTCCAGCGCGAAGCCCGCCGGCTCGCCTTTCCGGTAAACCGGCTCCGGGCTCCCGGACATGAAGCAGTAGGGCACCTCGTACTGCATGTTCATGCCGTCGCCGTAGGGCGAGACCTCAGCCCTGAGCAGCAGCGCCATCGTTGCTACCTGCTCGCCCCGATAGAACTGCACTGTTTTGGTGCCGGGCGCGCCGGCCCCCGCCGCAACCGTGGTGATCTCGTTCGAGTTGAGCGAAAGCCGGTAGAATTCCGCACTGACGTCCCAGAGCGTGAAGGCGATCATCAGCTCTTCCTCTGTGCGGAAGGCCTTGATCGGCACGGTGCTGCCAAGCGGGCGAACCTTGTTGACCTCCTGGCTATGGGTCACGGTCACGCCTTCCGGGTCATACGTTTCGTCGCCGGAGGTGCCGATCTTGATCCAGGCGACCGCAGGGGCGGCATTGACCAGCGGGAAGGCGGTCCCGGGCGGCGCGTAGTAGGCCGTAAAAGGGGCTGCGATGATTTCGAAGGGCGCGGGCATGGCGCTAAATCTCCTCTAGAGCATGAAAGACCTGATAGGACTGGAAGGCGCGCGGCCATGCCGCATCGGGGTCACGGCCGGCGAAAAAGCCGCCCGCGGGCTCGATCCAGTGAATGAGGCAGCCGCTGACGATCCTGCGGCGGACGTTGACCAGCGCGCGGCGGCAGAGCCGTCTGAGCGCTTCCGCCTCGAAGGGCGTGGCGCCATAGGAAAAGAGGTCGAGGCGCTGGGTGTCGTGATTGAGAAAACTGCCGGCCGCAAGCGACACGCCGCCCGAAGGCTGGATCACTACGGCATTGCGCGGCATGAACTGAGCCTCGCCTTCCGGCAGCTCGCCGCCAAAGACGCGCCCTTCCGCGAGCGGGCCAACATTGCCGTCCGCCTTCAGGACCTCTGTGATCGCCTTGATGATGTCCGCTTCAGCCATGCCGGTGATACTAGAAATGCCGGCGATACCAAAACATCCACGCGGCTGCGCGGGTGATCTAGACGGGGGATCGGAGGAGAAGCACCCGAAGCATTACGGCCGGCCCCGCCGATGTCAAGTGCGCCTTTATTTGCGCTTCGAAGCGCGCTCGAAGCCCTTTTTAATTCGGCTCGCGAGCTTTGGATATTCCTTGTCGGCCGCCGGCCGCAGGTAAGGCCGTGCGGGAATCGTCACCGACTGGACCAGGATCACGGCACCCGCCTTCTTCGGGTCCGGGATCGCGAGTGCCTTGGCCGTCTTCGGACGGATCGTTCCGCCCAGCTCGTGGATGCGTGCATAGGCAATGTCGCGCGCTCCCCATGTGCCGCGCACGCCGTCCTTCTCGGCGCGTGCATAGTCGGCGATATCGATCGAGCCTTCCAGAGTGCCGGTGCGGTTCTGCCAGGAATGGTTCTGCTTTGCTTCGGCGGATGCGGCGGCCATCGTCTGATTGACGCCAACGATCTGCGCCTGCTCCATCTTGGCCGTCACGGCCTTTCCGTACCATTTGAGCGACTTTGATTTGCCGGCCATCGGTTTTAGGCTTGTCGCTTGCCAATGCTCTCGGACAGGGCGACGAACCACGCATCCACTTCGCCGATCAGTTTTGCGCGCTCATGGTCAAAGGCTGGCCCATCGTTCAGTTTGCGCAAGTTCTTCGCTAGCCCGTCCGCCAAATCAGCGGCACGCCTCACTTCTGTGCTGTGTCTTGCGTGCAGGTCCATATCGATCATCGCCTATCCAATCCTCTTCAGCGCCGCCTCAAGATGCGTGTGCTTGCGCTGCACCGGGCCTTCCACGCGCAGCCGGCCGGCTATGATGGTGGCGCCTCGAGCGTCGGTGACGGCCGAAATCTCGTCATCCTCGCGGATGTCAGCGGAGAGCGCAAAGAGCGCCCTCATATCCTCGATCATCGCTGTCTTGTTGCCGTCGACCAGCTCGCGTGAGGCCTTCGACCATACGAAGCACTTGAGGCTTGAGAGCGGCTGAAAATCGGGCGCCATCGGATTGCCCCACCCGTCGTTGCCTGTCGCCTGGTTGCGCTCCACCAGAGCCCTCATGGTAAGACGGCCATTGACGGGGTTCATGCGAACATCCTCTAAGCCATCGACAGGGCGCCGGCGCCGAGCAGCGCGTTCAGCCAGGCGAACACGCCTTCGCGGGCTTCAGTGCGCTCCTGGCCGGTGGCCAATGTGTAGGAATAGTCGCCAGCGCGCTCGCTCTTGACGCCGCCCTTGTCCGAGAGATCGATCTGCATCAGCCTGATTACGGCCTCGTCGCGGGCTCCTGCTGCTTCCTTCGGGGTATAGGTGATACGCACCAGCGGCGCCCAATATTGCCGGCCATTGTCGCCGTCCCTCAGCCGCGCCAACGTGCGGCCGCCATGCATTATCAGGTAATCGTTCGCAGCGAGCGTCACTGTGTTCGCCGCGTTGCCGCTCCAGCCTGGTTCGATCTCGACGATCGAAACGGGCTGGCTCGCGTCCAATGGCCGGTTAAGCCGCAGCGTCCTGAGTTCCCGGGAGCAGGGATCGGTCACGTCGCCGATCTCCACCGTGACCGCACCGGCCGGGCCGAAGCGCGCGTCGATCTCGGCGGAGATCATATCGATCATCGCCTGCAGCTCGGCGTCGGGAAGGTCCGCTCCCGTGCGCTCCTTGACCCGGTCGATCAGCGCCATGGCTTACTTTGCGTCCTTGTTTTCGCCAGCCTTGGCTTCCTTGTTGGCCCTTTCCTTTGCCTCCTTCGCGGCAGAACCGGGGAGCAGGCCGTCTTTCAGTCCGAACTTCTCGGCCGCGTCTGCGGGGATTTCGTCGCCCGGCACGGCGTAAAGAAAGCTGGCGCGCTTGTCGCCCTCGCTAACAAGCGCCTTTTTGTCCGCCGTGAGATAAAGTCTCTCCTTCGCCTGCATTGCAGTCTCCTATTCGGACCGCGCCCACAGGACGTGCAGCCAGCCGCCAGTGGTGTCGGTCGTCGTGTTGGTGATTGAGCCGGCCTTGCCGGCGGTGATGGAAAATTCCGCGGTGATGTCCGCTCGTGTCGGCGGGTCGCCATCCGTGATGTGCTCGACCGAAAGCAGCGTGTCGCCGGGCTGGAGCGCGCCTTGTACGGCATGCTCGCCCACTGGTCCGCCGGGGATCATGGCGCAACCAACGGGCTTCGAGAACCCTGAAATCGTCGGCATCTATGCCTCCTTGAAAGTGGTGACGGCCGCAGCGCCCGCCGTCACCTGTCCGGAGCCTCCCGGACGTTCCGGTCCGCCAGCCTCGTCGCCGCAAGCTGGTAAAGGAGCGCTCATCTCGCCGCAGGTATTAGAGACCCGTCGTCTGGCAGAAGGCTGCGGGACGGAAGACGACGAAGGCAAAGCGCATATCGGCGCGCACCGTACGCCTGCCCTCGGTGAACTGCGCGCCGACGTAGCCGATCTGCACGTCGACACCGCGGCGCTCGAAAAGCGACAGCCACGCCGGCTGGAACGAGCCGACATAGCCCGTGCCCGCTGCATCGGCATCCTGCTGGACAACCGGAAGACCCCACATGCGCTCCGGCCCGGCCTCCGACGGGTTGCCCCAGATATAAATGCCGTCCGTGGTGCGCAGCAGACGCACGTTCTGCCAGTCTGTCGGATGCATCACGTGGTGTGTGGGGATGGCGCGACCGCCAAGGCGAACCTTCGTCATCGCCTTGAAGAAAGTGTCCGGCACCGGGTCCGTGCCCTTCGCCTGGGTCTGGATGCCGGCGACGTTCTTCAGGCCCCGCAAATTGGACCCGACAGCATTGCCGACGAGAACCTGGCCGTCGAGCCGCTGACGTAGACCGAAGGTGAGGCGCGAGTTGATATAGCTCTGCGCCTGCGCCACATCCTCGAGCTGCTCGTCAGTCACGGGCAAGCTGTCGGTGATCTTGCGCACCGGCGAAGTTTTCTCGGTAAGTGCAAAGCTGCTTTCCGCGTAAACGCCGCCTTCGGCCGTCTCGGCCGCGGCTTGGTTGCGGGTCGTCTCCTCCATGTAGACCACCTGCTCGAAACCGGTCTGCGCCATGGGAATGATGTCGAGAAGCTGGATCGGTCTGGTCGCCGCTTCCACCAAACCGCCGATGCGCAGCGATTGCGGCGCCCAGCCGGCGGTCGTCGACATCAGCGCCTTGGAGCCGATCGTCTCGAAGGCCATACCCTTGGCGAGCGCGTCGGAGGGGAACAGATCGTCGAACTGCAGCGTGATGCCGCCGGCAGCACCTGACTTCGCCCAGTCCTGGTAACTCTTTTCCTCGGCGACCATCTCGCCCAGGCTTTTGATGCGTTCCTCGATGCTCGGATAGTTGCCCTTCGCTCCGGGCATCGGCGGACGGTTGCGGACCTTCTCGCGATCGGCTTGGTCGCGTGCTGCCTTCTCGGCGCCCTCGAGCGTCTCTGCCTGCTGGGCCAACTCGTTGAGTTCCGCGTTCATCGCTTTGACCTGCTCGGCGACGGCGATCGAGCCCTTGACCTTCTCGCCCAGGCACGTCACCCGGTTGAAGTCATAGCTCTTCTGGCCGCCGTCAACGGTCACGGTCGCTTCGGCAAATACCTTGCCGAGTTCATCCTGCTTTGCCGCAAGCTTCTCGCGGACCTGCTTCAGTGTCAGGTTATTGTCGGGCATCCGCCCACCTCCTATCGATCATCTTTTCGGGAAGGCACGTCCGCGCGCCGATGCAACCGGCGTCAGCGCCAGCTCGAAGGAGATCGTAAGAGTGGAATGGGGAAATAGACATCCACGCGGCTACGTGGACGTGTTGGCTACGGGAAAGTGGAGGGGAAATGCCTTGCGGCCGAAGCTATGGGAGTTCGCGCGCTTTTTGAAGGGGTTTTGAAGCCCCTGGACGCGAATTTTGGGTTGGACTGGTGTCTCCGGACGCCCGCGGGACGAAAACGCATTCCACGGGCGTTTATTTTCGATCTCCGTAGTGCTTTGCTTTCAGAGGCCGAGATTGCGGCGGGCGGAAAGGGTCATGAACTCTGCCGCCAGCACTTCCGCTTCCTTCCGGGACTTCTCAGCCGCGGAAGCCTCCGGAAATGGGTCGAGCATGAAGACCTCGTCGAACCGACGTCTCAGTTCGGCTAGCTGCTCGAGCCGTGCCTTGCTCATATCGCGACCTTGAGCCTCTCGCAACGCCTTGACGCCGCCGGTCCGTTCCACGATGTCGTCGATTTCGGCAATCACCGCATCGATCTGGTCGGAGAAGCTGCCGCGTGATTTCATGGCAAGCGTGCCGGTACCGACGCCGGCGCCGCGTACCACGGTCGAGACCTCGTGAACGTCAAGGCGCTTCAGCACGCGCAGCGGTTCGCCGTTGCGGGTTTCCCGCGCCTGGTCGAGCACGCCGAAACCATAGGACCATTCCTGCACGGCGGCGCCTTTCGCCAGGTCGAACTTAAGCGCCGAGTGCCATTCCCGCCCAGCCTCGGTATCGAGGTTCAGATGCAGCTCCGCATAAGCCGCATCGCCGTCCTCGTAAACACGGGCCTTGCCGAACGGCACGGCCTTGCGGTCATGTGCGGGCAGGATCGGTACCCATTGGCCGCCTTGCTTCCAGGCGAAGGCGCCGGGCAGGTAAGTGTCGCCGTCGTGATCCACGGCCGATAGCGTGGCGATCTTCGCCAGGCCGTGACCTTTCTCGTCCATCTTCTCGACGGTCAGGCTCTTCGTCTCTGTCTTCATGGTCTTACTCCTCGTCCTGGTCGTCGCCGAAGTACGGCGAGAAACTCAGCGTTCCGTTGGGATGTTCGGCGGCTGCCATCTGCGTTGCCGCGTCTGCCGTCACGATCCCGCCGTTGCGAGCGATATGGCTCGGCAGTGATCGGCCCGGCCCGAGCCGCCCGTCGAAAATGATGAAGCGCTCGACTCCGGCGGCGCGGCCGCGCTCGATCGTTGAGATGTTCTGCGCATACTTGGTCTCGGTGCGGGCAATGATGCGGGCCCTGATCTCCGGGCTCGCCCAGGGGCCGCCCTCGACGTGGTCGGCGATGCGTGTGGCGAGTTGGGTTGCACCGAGGCCCTGGGCGCGGCCCTCTGCGATCGCGTCGAACAGCGCAGCTTTCGACTGGGCGGAAAGGTCGATCAGGCCGGCGCGCCGACCGCCGGCGCCGGCGACGGCGCGGCCCACCGGATCGGGCAAGCTGCCGGAGATGCCGGCGAGCTCGGCCGCTTGCGACACTTCCTTCGCCACCTCGAGATACTGCGCCTCGAACATCTGCCGGAAGGTGGTCCAGTGCGTACCGATTCCAAGCGCGTCGAGGATCCGCGCGACCAGCAGTTCGTCGCTCTTTTCTTCGATCGCCTTTTCTTTGGGCGACAGGTCTTCCTCCTCGATGAGCGGGAGCGCCGCCTGGCGCGCCGCCTTTCCAAGCTCCTTGAAGAAGACTTTGAGGCGCTTTTCAAAAGCCCTTGCCCGAGGCTCCTCTTGGGCAGCGATCAGGCGAAGGAAGCGGGTGCCTGCCCGCCGTGCCTGAAACGGTGCGACGGCCTTCTCGCCGCGTTCCTTGGGCTCCTCGGTGGCCTGCCCGTCGCGTGGCGGAGCTCCCGCGGCGACTTCCACCACAGAAATCGGCCTCAGGTAGATTTTGTGGCTGTCGTCGACATCCAGCCCAGCAGCTTCGCGCGCCTCGGAAACCATCACCCAACCGCCTTGCACGCGCTTGTTCCAGCGCTCGGTTTCCTTGTCCTCGTCATCGGCCAACGCCAGCACTTCGGACGTGTCCCATACTGTTTTCACACGGCCGGTGGCCGGACCGAAGTCCGGGAGGAGCGAGCGGTCGATCTCGTCCGCGAACACCCGGCCGATCGGCAGCACGCCGTTGTGCCAGGCGAGCTTTCTCATCTCCGCCATGGTCGCGCCGACCTTGGTCGACTGCAGCCCGGCGCCGAAGCCGACGACGGCCGCCGGGATCCCGAGGGAGGCGCAGACACGCTCTTCCGCCACGTCGCGCGCTTCCGACATGTTCATCTGTTGCGGGTTGAAGCCGTAAGGAGCGACGTCCGTGGGGGCGCCCATCACCAGCGGCCCACCGCGCCGATCGCCGCCGAACGCCTGCTGAAACCACGCCTTGGTCGCCTCGACGTCCTCGGCCGGAACCACACCACCTCTCGGGCTGATGACGACGCCCGGCACGCCCATGTTGCGCAAGAGCGATGCGACGAAGTTGGAGCTTTCAAGATCCATGAAGATTTCCCGGATCGCGCCGTCGAGCGGCGAAATCCCCAGGCGCGGATCGCGCGGGTCAATGCCGTGGCGGAAGTGCACCACGTCGGCCGGTTCGACTTTGATAGGTTCGATACCGCCGCCCGGCGAGTAGATGTAGTGCGAGAGCAGCGAACTGCCGTCTTCCCGGCCGTAAGGCTTCATCGTCCAATGCGGCACGTACCAAAGCTCGGCTGGCCGGCCGACGCCGTTCCGCGCCTTCAGCCAGTAGGCATTGCCGGCGATGCAGTAGCTCAAGACCGTGCCTGACCAGAGCGCGATATCGCCGTAATACTCATTGGGCCTCGCGATCAGCGAAAGCATGTCGTGGTCGGCAAGGTCGTCAACCTTGCCGCCGCGGCCGTAGCGCATGACGGTCAGCCGAGCTTCGGGAAGCGAGCGCTGGACCCACTGCACCGGCGCGGTCACGACCGAGGCGTCGAGGCAATCGCCGATCTCGCGCCGGTAATCGAAGCGCGTGCGTCGCAACAGCCCGCTGGTCAGGAGCGGGCGAGGCGCGTGGCGCATCCCAGTAAGCGCCTTGGAAAACCATTTAAGCATCGGCGGGTATCCAGTCCTTGTCGAGTTCGCTTTGCGGCTGTTCGCCGATCTGGCCGGTCAGCGGCTTCCAGCGCGGCCCATCCATGCCGGCAGCGGCATTGATGCCGAGGAAGGCTGCCCAGGTTCGGTCGGCGTGATCGTCGTCGCGCTCGGCGACGAAACGCGGAGCGCCGGTCGGACCGGTCATCTTGCGCAGCTTGTGCAGGTCGGATCGCAACGCAACGTCGCCTGCCGAGATCCGCACACGTCGGTCCTCGAACCGTTCCTTGCCTTGTGTCGCCATCACCAGCTTGCTGGACGATGTGAACAGCACGCCTTCGATCCTGCCGGGATAGCGACGCTCGGCGTCTTCCACGACCTTCTCGCCCATGCCCGTCTGGTCGATGCATGCGCGCACCACCCAGAACTCATGCATCACCTCGTCGAAGGCCATGTCCATTTCAGCAAAGGTCGCGCGCTTCTGCTCGATCCGCTTGCGCTCCCAAAGGACGTCGCCCACCAGCTCCCACACCCAGATGACGTGCAGGTCATTGCGCCGACCGATATCGCGACCGACGAAACAAGGGCCGCCCTGGTAGTTTTCGGGCTTGCCGGCAGCATCGTCCTCGCAAGACGAGATCAGATCATAGGAGAGCCAGGCGCTCGCCTCGTCGAGATATTTCAGTTCGTATTCCTGCGCCCAGGCGTCGTCGTCGGCGATGCCGGCCCGCAGCTCGGTGATGTTGCGCGGCAGTCCGTCCGCCACCGCCTGGTAGATGTCCACCACATGGCGAGACCAGGCTTCATCCTTGCCGGTGTCCAGTTCATAGAACTTCCCGGACTTGCCGTTCGGCGTGGACGTGACGCGGAGCTTCCAGCCGGCGGAGATGACCGGGAAAAGAGCCTTCCAGATCGCGTTCGAATCCTTGTGGAAGGCGAACTCGTCCAGGAAGACGTTGGCAGAGAAGCCGCGCGCGGTGTCAGGGTTTGCGGGTAGCGCGGTGATCTTGGAGCCGTGTGGCAGTTCAACTTCGAGGGCTCGATAGGTGCCGTTGTCGCCGACCCAGTCGTAAGGCTGGATTTCGTCGAACACGAGCCCATAGGCCTTCGCGTGGAGCTTCACGCCTTCGTTCATTGCCTCGGCCGCCTGGCGCTCACCGCGCGACAAGATCACCCAGCGCGTTCGCCTGCCGGCGATTGCCGCCTCAAAGGCGTCATCGACGATCTCAAGCGTGGTGGTGAAGGTCTTGCCCGTCTGACGCGCGAACTTCCCTATCTTGAAGCGCGATTTGTCTTGGAACCATCGGCGCTGGTAGCCGAACAAGAGCGGCTGCTGCATCACGCGCCCCCGCTGTAGGCTTCGCGGATAATGCGCAGGACCTCGTCCTTGTCGATCTTCTTGCCGGCCTTTTCGACCGCATCAACGGCCTGACCGACTTTCTCGCCGAGTTCCTTCTCGACCCTCTGTCGACGTGCGGTGGACACGCCCTGTGCCTGGGCAGCGGCGCGCAGCGCGTTGGCGAGCGACATAGCACCCTTCGGGTCTATGCCAGCTTCGCCTTTCGAGGTGAGCAGCTCGAAGATCAGCGTCTTGATCGCTTCGGCGGCAATCAGGGTGAGATTGTCCGAATCGGCCGCGTCGAATTTTTCTGCCAGCGTCGACGCGATCTCGCGGGTTTCGTTGAGCCGCGAGGTCAGCGTCGCCAGCTTGATCGAATAGCGGTTGAATGCCGAAAACGACGGGATGGGGAATTCCAGCTCGCCACGGTGCTCGCGCTGTATTGCTTCGAGCTTGGCGACAAACTCGCTGTAGATGTCCGTCTGCGTCCGATCGCGGTTCTGCAGCTCCTCGGCCGCCCAGGCGACGACGGGGGCGCAGGCCTCCGGCAGCATATCGATGTTGGTCGGCCGGCCGCGTCCCATGGATCAGGCCTCCGGCGACGGGCGGGCAACGCCCTCGATGACGCTCTTGCGCTGCACGTGGTCAAGGCCTGCACGGGTGATAGAGCCAATGTAGACCGTGCCGGCTTCGGTGATGGTCACGGCGCCGAGTTCCTTCAGCTTCAGGAGCTGGGTGCGAACCCAATCGCGCGACCGGTTATGGCCGAACGTCTCCAGGAGCGCGGTCAGCAGCGTTTCGTTCATGCGGCCATCGAGCTGCTCGGAAAGTCCACGAAGGATCACCAGCCGGGCATCGCGTGCGGAGTGTTCTTCGAAAGTGAGGGAAGTCATGCTTCAGCCTTTTGCCTCAGATAGTCGTCGATGCGGTGCACCGTTCGCGAAACGCTGCCGACCGTCTCGCCGAGCGCGTTGACGGTGCCTTTCAGCTCCGCCAGTGCGAGCTTCAGTTCCATGACCGTGTCCTTGTCGGGCAGGTGCTTGAGTTCGTCTTCCACGCGCTGGATGCGACGGTCGTGCTCGATAAGCGTCTTCTCCGTCTTCTCAAGTCGGGTCCCGAGCGCCTTTTCGCCGGACGAGAAATAGCCCTTGGCATGGCCGAGCAGAGCGATGCCGCCGAGGACGACGCCTAGATATTGCGAAATTTCTGCCGGCGTCATCGATTCACCTTCCGCAGCTCGCGCTCGTGAGTGTCTTGGCAAAGGATGCAGCGCGTCGCCGAAGGCATAGCTCGCCGGCGCGCTTCGCCGATCGGCTTGCCGCATTCTTCACATTCGTTCAGGCCGTGGCCGGCAAGCGCCGATCGGGCGGCGGCGATCGCCGCTTCCTTCTCCTGCTCGACGCGCTGCTCGCTCAGTTCGCGGTCGAAATTGCCGATCCTCATTGACCGCTCCCGTCGACCGCAGCGACGGCCGCCGCGCGGCGTTGCTCGCAGATACGAAGAGACGCCCGATCGGCGCCCCATTTGCTGGTCACTTCCTCGGCGGTGATCGCTCGATCGGGAAGCGGAACGGGATCGGCGCACGGTTGCCGCGCCGAATCGGAAACCACGGGCTTGATGATCTCGGTGCGGATCACCGGCTTCGGTTCAGCGGGCGAGCAGGCGGACGCGACCATGGTCAAGGCCGCAAGCGCCGCCATCAGGCAGAGCCGCATTCTTCTTCTCCAGTTCGACTTGTTCTTGTTCGGCCGCGCGGATGCGTTCGTTGGCGGCGGTTTCGACGCGCAAAGCTTCGCGCGCCTGGTCGGCGATGCGGCGAGCTGCATGAGCATTCGCTCGCTCGATCTCGGCAGCCCAGTAACTGTCCCGCTCGGCGCGGGCTTCGGCCGTTGCGGTCTCGATCATGCCCGAGACCTTGGGGGCGGCGAAAGCAGTCAAGCCCGCGCCGGCCGCGAACAGCAGGCCAGCGATGATGAACGGCGCTGCGGCCTTCGATAGCAGCGCCGTCATTGGATTTCTCCCGAGGCGCCGCCCGGCTGGTCGCGCGGCAGGTTCGCTGCCGAGCGGTAGTCTATGGAACCGAAGGCACGGTGGATGCCGAGCAGTGCGGCGATCAAGGCGATCATGCTCGGGACGGTGATGCCGGCAAGGTCTACGGCTTCACGCGAGCCGCGCAGACCCCCAGCAACGATGGCGCCGATGACGATCCAGGCGAGGACGAACGAGGTCCAGAAAGCCTGACGGGTGAGGCCGTAGCCCGGTTTCTGCATGTCAGGCCTCGTTCCGGGACATGGTGCCGGCGGCGCTGAGGCGAACCGGCCCTCCTACGGGCTCGCCGCCGGTTGTCGGCCAGCGAATAGCCTGGCATCGGATTTTTTCGATGCGCGTGATGCTGACGCTGTTGGCCTGGTTGCCGCCGAGCACGTGATAGTGGGTGCGGTCCTCGCCGACATAGAAGCCGACATGGCCGCCGCCCGGACGCTTGAAGACGAGGATGGCGCCAAGAGCGGGTGAAGACAGGGGCCGGCCGAACGTCGACCAGTTCATCGCCGCGAGCGGATTGGAGGGGAGCTTCTCTTCCGGCAGGGTCACCGCGATCCAGTGACCGACCGCCAGCCCGCACCAGGGAATGTCATCATTGCCGTAGAAGCTGGCGACCCACCCGCCGAAGCGCTTCGCCCAGGACATGATGGTCGAGTTGGATTTGGCGCCGGCGATTTCCTTGAGCCCCAGGTAACGCCGCGCGTCACGCATCCATACGGGTTCGACTGGCATCTCTGGCCGGCCGTTGAAGATGACCAGCGAGCTTCCCAAAACCTGCGGATCGCGCCGCAGGAATTCAATGGTTGCGGCGGTCGCGGTGCCCGTTACAGGCAGGTCAAATCTCTTTTGAAACGCCTTCAAGCCGGCGATGACGCCGCGCCCATGCGCCGTGTCCTGCGCCGCGCCGTAGACGCCGTGCGCAGTCAGGCGCTTTATCAGCCAGGTGTCGAAATTCATTGAGCCCGCCTTTTGCTAAGCGGCGCGCCCAAGTGGAGGCGCGCCGATCGGGCTCAAACTGGCATTTTTGGGAATGTGTGTTCATCCACGCGGCTGCGTGGATCAGGCGGTCTTCCCCGCCAGCCAATCTTCAAGATCAAGCTGCATGTCGGCCTTGATCAGGCCCCAGCGCCGCACCGTGGCGACGTCGGCCCGGATGGTCCGGGCAATCTCGTTGATGCTCACGCCTTGCGCGAACATCACCTGGGCGATCCATTGGCGGCCCAGGGGCACCTTTATGTAGCCGGGGCCGAAAACCTTGGCAAGCGCGTCTTCCTTCTCCACGCCCAGCCGTTCGGCGACGGCCGAGGTCGATCGGTATCCAACCCTCGACAGGTGCACCTGGGAGCCGCCGAACTCCAGAAGCATCTCCACCGCGCCGTCGACGCCGAGGGCCTCGACGAAGGGCGCGATATGGGCTGGCGCTCTCGGAGGCCCTTTGTTCTCAGCGTTGCTCTTCATGCCCTTCCTCGTGTCCCCGCTAGCGAGAGCTTCAGCTCCCGCGCGGTCAGTTCCTTCAATCGTGAGTGCCACCCGGCGGTGGCTCATTGCAGGTAGGGCGGATATCCGCGCTGGAGCTCTGCCCGCTCCTGCCTGAGCTGCGCTCTTCATCTCAATCCTCTGCCGCCATTTGATCAACACGCCCTCGAACAGGCTGGCGGGATGATTGGCGAGCCAGAACGCCCCCATGTTCTCCCGTGCCGTCTTGCCGTGCATGTCGATTGCCAAGTGGTTTATGTGTTCCGGCGCGAATCCGTCCGCGCCGGCGAAGGCCTCGATCTCGTCACGGTGGAGCCGCCGGCCGTCGATCTCGATCGCCGCGATGACGCAATCGAGAAGGCTGCTCGTTTCGACGACGATCGGCAGGGTATCGGTGCAGACCGGATCGGGATCCAAGAGCTTGCGGCAATGCCGCGTCCGCATCGCCTGATAGAGCTGCACATGCTCGCCTGGCCGAGCATGCCGCCGGCGATCTGCCCGAACCGTCTGACGCTTGATGCCGGCGACGATCTGCGGCGCGAAAAAGCGCTTGAAGCCGTACGCGACCATCACACAGCCACCTTCCGTTTTGTCGCCCGGACACGCCGGCCGAAGGCGTTCATGACCGTTATCCAGTCGTCTTTGCTGCACTGATCGACGGGTACGCCGGTCAGCTCTTTGACGGCCTCCAGAAAAGCCGATGTGCTGGTGGCGTGCGGATTGAGCTTCCGCCACTGAGCCCAGGCGATCTTGTAACCGTCCGCGTGGGCGTAGTCGGGCCGGAGCTTCCCGTCCGACCAATCGACGCCGCCCACCCGTGCGATCCACGCCTTCAGCGCCTCGACTGACTTCCGGGCGTCGTCGGGGAACTTCAGGAATCGCACATGATCGATCCCCGTCTGGCGCTTGACGAACGCGATGAGGGCGGCGTCGTCGCGGTTCTCGACAATGCCGAGGTTGTGAGCGGCGATCCACAACGCCTGGAGTTTGGCGGCAAAGCGGCCGGTGAGCTTCGGACGCCCGTCCGGCCGGCGGACATTCGCTTTGTTGAAGCCGAGCCGGCGCAACTCGTCGATAACGGCATCCTGCTGCTTCGGCGACATGTCCCGCAGAGATCGCTTGCCGGTCAGCCGCTCATAAAAATCGCGAGCGTCCTCGCCTTCGATCCCTATGTGCTTAAGACCAACGTGAATGGCGGCGTGCGAGGAGGTCATGCGGTTGCTCCCGAGCGACCGCGACTCGAACCGCGGCTTGCCATATTTTTGTAGGTAGGGATTACATGATGGCAGTGGGGGACATGATGAGCGAAACACACAAATCGAGAATGGTAACGCTCGTGGTGATCGTGATACTCGCCGCGACGCTTCCTGCGGCGATGTTCGGAGAGCCTGGCGATGGGTATTTTGATTTTCTTGACAAGTTCCAGACGCTGTTGACCGGCTTGTTGGCGGTTGGCGCCGCAGGGTACACAATTAACGAGATGGTGCGTAGCGACGCGAGGCAAGAGCAGCGCCACCGAGAAACAATCGAGATCTCCATGCTCCCCTCGAAACTCGCTCTCGCACGCGTGGCGGAGTTCTTGCCCGGAAGACTTAGGCACTTCTGCAATCATTTTAGGCGGTTCAGCGAAACGCTGAACGAGGAGACGCTGCAGCCACAATGGGACAAGGAAACCATCACACTCGCGGTTCAGGTTTGCATGATTGCTAGGAACTTGCGCAGAGAGGTTTTGGGCGACCGGATTACCTCTTGTCAGCACCTTTTCGACCATGGCGTCATGGACGAGATCGAAGAGTTTCGCACCTGGAGTGGGGAGCTGATGTCCCGTTTGCCCGAGGGGTTCGCTCTGGCGATAATCGACGATGATGTAACCGCGCCATCTTGGTACAACAGCGCAACGTATGCATTTTTGGAAGTTTTGAACCGTACGGCTGGGTCGCTCGCTGACGAGATCGATGATTGGGCGAAACAATTTCACTTGGATAGTCAACCGACTCCGGAAAAGCCGGCGAGGGTCATACCCCTTGATGCGATAATGCCTGTTCGTCCTACTCATAGTTGAGCCTCACGCCTTCGCCAGATCGATGGTGACGGCCTGCCAATTGTGCTCGATCGAGCCCCGCTCGTAGCAGCGCACATAAGTCTTGGAGCCGACGACGCGCATCGCATCACGGATCGCATCCATCGCCCGCTTCCAGCGCTCGTCCTCGATGTCGAGGCGAAGCAGCATGAAAATTTCCGCGCGGTTGATCTGCCCGGCCTTGTCGGTATTGAAGGCGCGGGTCACGATCGCGCGGATCTCCGGCCGGCTGTCCGCCGACCATTCGTTGAGGCACTCGTCCACGAGGCCCTTGGCGATCTGCAGCTGCGGCCCGAAGTCGATATAGTCCTGCACCTGGACCTGCACCTTCATCAGCCCGTCGAAGGTCATGAAGGTCTTGTTTCCCTTGGCGCCGCCCTTCGCCGCGCCGTACTCCTGGGCAAGCAGCGCCTCGAAATCGCCGAGATCGTCGAAGGTGTGCTGTTTGAAGCGGCCGATCTGCGCGGAGAGACCGCGGGCATGGCCGATGATCTTCCTGACGGTCTCGTCTTCGAGCTTATCGGCCGGTTTGATCGCTTCGACCGGCACTAGGTTGCCCTTGGCATCCGGCATGTAATCGCGCCCATTGACCTTGACGATGCCGGTCGTGGGCTGCTCTTCGAGAATGACTGCTTCCATTGGGAGAGTTCCTGTTTTGCTGAAGAAGGTCACGCGGCGCCCCCGTCCGGCGATGTGCCGGGCGAACGCTGACGGAACGGGATGACATTGCCGTGGGGATCGAGAACGGGACCGGCTGTCCCGTTCAGGCGGCACTCCATGTTGCGCCATTCGGTTTCGAGATAGACGAGCAAGAGAAGCATCGCGCGGACGCCTCGGGCTGGAAGATTGACCCCGCTCAGTTGATAAGGTTCAAGGTTCTCTCGAAGGTCTTTGATGATCTCAGGAACCATCACTCCTTCCTCCCGAAATCGGGCCGGATTACCTTGCCCTCGGGATCGAGGGTAAGATGGGTCAGGCTCTCGGTCGCGGCATGCTCGAGCGCGGCCCGACTGTCTCGACCGTCCTCGCCGATCCGGTGCACCGCAAGCTCTTGCTCCATGAGAACCACAAGCCGGCCGAGAGTGCGCAGGCGCTCGGCGACGACACGCATCTCCACAACGGAGAGGTCGAGACCTGTCACTGCTTTCGCCTGGATTTCCTCGAACAGCGAAGTGATCTCGGAGCTGGCGGTCAGGTCGAGGACAGCTCTCACTGCATGTCCTCCACGTCGCGGTTTTCCCAGGCGGCCTTCAGGTGCTTCAGCGCCAGTTCCTCGTCGGCGCCGATCGCGGCCATATAGGCGAGCTTGACCGTCTTCTCGACCTGCCCGAGCGCGCCGCCCTTCTGCCCGACGCCGGTCAGGAACTGTACGCAGTCGTCGCCGGTGATGCCCCAGGCGGCAATGTAGGCGCGGATGTCTTCGAGATACGGCTTCGAGCGCTTCAGGCGCTTGCCGATGCGCCGTTTCAACTGCGCATAGCTCGGGCCGCCGTTCGTTTTGCTGAAGCGGCTGTAGACCTCCTCGTTGCCGACGAGGGCGATGCCGCACTGGTATATGTCCATGAAGTGGCGGAGCTGGTTGATGGCATCGTCGACGAGGTTCTGCGCTTCGTCGACAATCAGGAGCGTGCCACCGCCCATCCGCATGAGCTTCGCGCCGATCGCGCGTGTGAGCTTGGCCGGGTTCAGCTCGCGGACGTCCAGTTCGGCTGCGAGTTCGACGAGCATGCCGTGCACGGTTCTCGTATGGGGGCTGATCGTCGCGTGGAAGACGTGCGGCCTGGTCGCGGCATACCGGCGGCATGCGGCCGTCTTGCCCATGCCGGCCCCGATGGTGATCATCACCATGTCGGCCGTCATCTGCGCCCAATGGAGCGTGTCGAAGATCTCCAGTCCGATCTTCGTCGTGAGATAGTCTGGCGACTGAGGAATTGTCGCGGCAAGGCTCGCGCCTTCCTCAAACGCTTCCAGCCAATTGCGCATCAGGCGGTTAAAGGGTTCGAGCCGGCCGATATAGCTGCCGGAAAACCATTGGCTGAAGGTACCTTCCTTCATGCCAGCCCGGCGCTGCACCTCGGCCTTGTTGAAGCCGTTCGCCGTTGCGATCTCAATGACGCGCGCGGTTAGACGCCGCCATTCTTCGACGTCCTCCGGCGAATGCTTCGCAATGAAGTCCCGCGTAGGCGTCGGCCGGTCCCAGGTGCTTCCGGCTGCGGGGCTTGTAATCACATGTGTATTCATTCAAAAGGTTCCTCGTGTGTTGCCCTTTTGGGCTGACTGGTGGGCGGGACCTTCACTCCCGCCCTATCTTTTTGTCGGAACCGCACTCTGTACATTTCGGTTCATGCTGACGGCCGAACGCACTACCTTTCGGCCGTATCCCCTTTCGGGAATGAGAGGATCGATGCGCCGCCCGACACACGGGAAAGCGCCTTCGAGAAACTGTCGGAGAATTCCTCCTCGCTGATCGTCTCTGCGGGCGCTGCAGCGAGGTTGCCGGTGAAGATGCGGGTCACCGCGGGGCGTACCGGCTCGGACCGCTCCTCGGCCTTGCGGCCCTTTTCGAGGATCGCCCCGAGTTCCATCGGCGAGAGCTTGCGGTAGGCCTTTGCCAGCGCCGCATTCGCCTTGCGGTATTCCGCCCGGTTACGGGCATGGACGCGGGCCGCATCCTGATTGTCGAAGCCGGTATCGGCGATGCACGCGGCGTCGCAGATGAAGCGATTGTTGAGGTCGTAGACTTTGATGGGCTTCGTCAGATGATCCGGATCGAAGCGGATTGTTATCTGCTTGCCCATGTACTGGTTGAGTTCGCGGCTCCAGTAGCGGTTGCCCATGAAGTGGATTTCGCCGCTGCCCTTCTGTGTCTTGATCGCCTCGGAGGCGAGCAGCCACAGGAAGCGCTGCGCCTCGGTCGCCCGGCGGACGACCGTTGTGGGCCGGCGCATGCTCTCAGCGAAGGTCTCGTCGAAGCTCTTGCCCTTCGCGGTCTCGGCCCTGCGCCCAGTGCGCGAATTGTGCTCGGCCACCTGTTGCGCAACGAGACGCTTGAGGTCCTCGATGTCGATCGCTGTCTCGGCATAGTTTTCCGGCTTGGCGTTCGGGTTCTTGCCGGTATAGGCCCCCGAGCACAGCGGATGCTTCGAGACGTTCTCGGCGAAGTCGCCCCAGGCGCGCTCAACCGGCTTCGACTGACCCGAGTGCGGCAGCACGAAATGCGGCTCAATCTGCAGTGCAGTTAGCAGGCCCTGCGGATCCTCGGGCCGCACTTTGAAACGATACCGGGTGCGCGCTCCGCCGGAGATTTTCTTCGAGGCAAAGGCGCGACCGTTGTCGATGTACATGCGGTCGGGAATGCCGAATTGCTCGACCATGTCGCCGACGACGAGGCGGACAACCTCCCATGTTTCGGCCTCGGATACCCGCCACGCGAGGACCTTGCCGGAATAGAGGTCCTGGATGCCGACGAGATACATGCGGGTCGGCGTGTCGCGGCCGGGCAGGCGCACGAACAAGTCCAGCTTGTGACCGTCCATGTTGACGGCCTGCATGGCGTGAAGGTGCGCACGGCTACGGCGCTGGGCCGGATAGAGGGTTTTCGCCCGGTCCTTGCCCTCGCGCGTCAGGACCTGGATGGCCTTCGGGACATCGGCCTCGAGGCGGCGTCGGAGCGATCGTTCGGAGGGGATGGGCGCCCAATCGTGAAGACGCGCCGCCTCCATCATGCGCCGGTAGCAAGCAGAGAAGCCGGGCTTCTCCGGCCGCAGATAGTCGGATTTCAGGAACTCCCAGGCATCGGGATGGCACTCGGCAACCTGCGGAACAGCTCCATCGGCCGAAGGAGAGGCGGGAGCCAGAGCCGCCAGCCAATCTTCGGGATCCACGCCTTCCGTCGCTTTGCGCCATTCGTAGTAAGCGGATTTCTGGATGCCTGCGTCGAGGGTGGCGACGGCGATGGCGGCAGTTCTGTTCAGGCCGCGATCGCGGACGAGCTGCTCGACGCGATTGATGACCTTCAAACGCTCCTCGCAGACCGCCTTCTGCGCCTTCGGGAGTGCGTTGAAGCGCGACCAAAGGAGGTTCTTCCTGGCTCGCGCCTCCTTCCAACTGGCCTCACCGGTCGTATGCTGCAGCCGGAGCTGCGCGGCCGGCGGCAACAGGGAGATGTGATACTCGAAGCCGCCGCCGCGTCCGGCGCGCGGCCGGGCGTGCGGTGTCGACCGCCAGCCGTATTGCGCGATCATGAGTTCGATGCCTTGGCGCGTCTGCGGAAGGTCCGGCAGGCGAGCGGCAGCAATCTCAGAAGACGTCAGCCATTCCTTGGTGCCCGTCGTCATTTGGGTGCCCTCCGGATGGTGACTGGTCGGGATTTGAGCGCCCGCAATTCCGCGCGGATGGTCTCCTGCTCTTGCTGCAGGCGGGCGATTTCGGCGAGCCGGGCTTCATCGCCGATGAGCAAGGTTGCGCCCTGCTCGGAGACGGCCTCGTCCCAAAGCCACATGGCGCCGGTCGCGTGCACGAAGGCGGCGAAGCGCGGCAGGGTGATGTCGTGCCCCTCTTTGCTCTCCGCCGTGTAGGCATCGAGCATCGCCTTGCTGATCGACGGCAGGCCGAGATACTGCGCCATGCGCGCGGCGATGGTGGGCCGGTCGTAGGGGCACTCGCGAATGGCACGGGCCATCGCCCGCTTCATCTTGGAGCGATAACGATCGATGTCGATCCGCGCGACAGGCACGCGAACGGGGAAGAGCGGCTCAAGAAACAGGTCGAATTGTGTGGGATCGCGCTTCATTCCGCGGCCTCCAGGAACGAGAAGTCTTGGCTATCGCCGGCATGGGCGAGGAAGCGACGGCGGGTGTCCTCGTTGGCGGTTTTCCAAGCGGCGACAAGTTTGGCGTAAGCCGTCTCCTGCGGGTAGGGCTTCCGCGTGTCGCCCTTCAGAGAGGCGAGAGCCTTCTTCAGGTCCCGCTCTGTCTGGAGCACCTGTGCGATGCTCGCCTGCTCGGAAGGACCCTTCTTGGCCAGCTTCAGCAGCAGGGTCTGGTCGTCTTCGCCGCCCGTTCCGCGCAGTGCGCTGCGCAAGGCGGGGTGCAGGTTCAGGGCGATGCGGGTAACTTTCTTGTAGGTCGTGTCTCCGAACCCGAAGCGCTCTTGCACCCTGCGGGAAAGTTCGCGACCGCCGGCGAAAATAACAGGGCACTTGGTGCCGTGTTTCTTGGGCGGGCGTCCGCCCTTCGGGTTGATGACGCCGTGCTGCTCTTCCCAAAGCTCGCGAAACTTGGCGACGAAGATCGCTCGGTCGAGTGCCGAAAGCTCGTTGCGGAAGAGGTTCTCGCTAAGCTCGAGGAGCTGGGCCTCGACGGCATCGGCCAAGACCACGATGGCGTCCAGTTCTGCCCAGCCGTTGATTATGGCGGCCCGAGTGCGGTGCCCCCCGGCGACAAGCGTCAGCGGGGTCTTGCCCTTGTTGGCTGCGGGCGTCCGCCGGACCATGATCGGGCTGATCTGACCTCGCTCGGCCATTGATGCAGCGATGGCCTGGGCATGATCCTCGTCGATCGGACGGGCTCGCTCGCCGATGTGGATGTCTGAAATTTTCGCGCGCATGAACTCAGCCATTATGCTGCTGCCTTCCTCAACTGCTGCATGAAGATGTCCTTTGCCTTTGCGGCCATGCGGGCGTAGGCCTTGGCGAAAACCGGGCAGCCGAGTCGCTCGTCGATCTTGCCAATGGCAAAGGAAATGGAGGTGCGCTGGCGCGCCTGGATCTTGACGATGCGTCGGCGAGGGACGCCAAACTCGACGTGGAGAATATAGATGGCGACCTGCCGCGCGAGGGCCGCGTCAAACAGGTCGTGAGGAGGCGACATGATGTCCCGCACGGCGATGTGCGAGAAGTGTGCCTGGACCGCCTTGTAACAGCAGGCCAGCATCACTTCGAGCCGCTGATGTTCGTCATAGGGGTTCAGCATGACGCGTTCACCAGGGCGATGATCGCGGCGACGAGGCCTCCCAGCGCTACGCTGAACAAAAGCGCTGTTTGGGCCGCACTACAGAAAGTCGATCGGGAGGGGATGAAGGGGTTATTCATGTCTACACCACCGCCGCTTTTTGGCGTTGCCGCATGGTCGGGGGCCGCTCATAGTTCTCACGCGGCTGAGGGGATCGGCGCTGACCGGAGGGCCGGTAACGGCTTGGCCACAACAGGTGGGCCTTTGTACCGAGAGCAGCGGCGATCGCCCGCTCGCCTGCCGTGTTGGGTTCGCGGAGCGTCGTTCCGGCGGTTCCGCGCGGGAGGTTGTAACGGCGGTCGATGTCGTAGAGCGAGAGACCGGCAAGGATGAGCTTGTGCTTGATGGCAGCAAGCTCTTCCAACTTGCCGGTCGACACGTCGCGTGGCTTGTCCGTCCTATGTGGGCGGTGCAT